GGATGATGGAGGGGGTGACGAAGATGAGCCTGACCCTGAAGGAGACGGCCACCTTGACAATATGCCCGTGGCTTACGCAACAGCCGAACGGGTCATCAGCACGAACCTCGGTTCACGCGAGTTGACAGGTTTTTGGACTAACCTAAAGAGAGTATTGAAGAGAGTCAACCCGTTGTTGAAAGAAGTTCCAAACTTCCCAGATCTACCCGGCGAATTCAGTGGATCGATACCAGTAACCACATACAACACAACCCACTTTTCGTACATATGGAAAGACGTGGATGGTTACAATCCTGGACGAGCTGTCGATGTTCAGAAACGAACTGAATTCTTCAATTACGTGCGTAGCATATACAATGATCACAGGAGGGCCACTGTCAACATGGATCTCCTCCGCGCTATTTTGCGCAATGATCAGCTACTGCTGCCAAAGTACATCAATGCTGATGGTCGACCCATGGATAGTGTATTTGCCAGGGTTAACTTCGTTGCCACAAAACTGCCGCACTTCGAGACTTACATTCGAAGACAAGATGTATACATCAACACTGTGGCATACGCTGTGAATTGTCTCACATACAGGTACATGATAATGCAATCCTCATTACCCGGTCCCTTCAAGCCGTATTTTCACAGCGGGCCAGCCTCCCCACGCCAGAGGTGAGGCCCATATTCCGAGTCGGCGTCGTCCCTACGAACGAGAAGAAAATCAAAAAGAAGTTCGTGTTTGATCGACGATGGCGCGCCGTCGGAAAAGGTAGAGAATTTTTTAAGGAGGGTGAAGTCAGATTCCCAAAGGTGGCCACTCAGAAACGAGATGGAGCCTACCGGAGTATGCCAGGACCCTGTGCAGCCCACACTGGTGTAATTTACGAGAACTCAAATGAGAATGTCAGATTAGCACTTCGTCGATTGACGGCGTGCAGATTACGTAAAGTCATCATGTTTGGAGAGGAGCATGAACTGTTGGATGGTGGAGAATATCACTACGAGCTACTGGGCAGACAGCAACAATTTATCCAGGAGCATCAACCTATTTTTAGGAGTATTTTCACCGACTACCAGTACGTCCTTTCAAAATTCACTACGATGCATAGAGAGACTATGTTACACTACGCAGATAAGCACCCAAAAATGAG